ATTTTGTCTTATTTTTTTCTGGTAAAAGATTCATAACATTACCTGGTCTAGGGTCTTCAAATAATGGCATAGATGTAGCCTCACTTGCTTTCAAAAAATAAAAACCAGATATGTGACCATTCCAATGTGTATGTAATGTGTGATGACCAGCACCTTTTTTAGCAAACTCTTGTACCCACATTTCTGTAGTAAATAATAAATAGTTAGTCATATCAAAACCCATTTCAACTAATAAATTATGAGCGGTTGCTCCTACATAATTTTGTAATTTTTTAAATTTAGGATCACCTATCAAACTTGTTGAATGAAATACTTGTCCCATGTCTCCTTTATTTCCAAACTTTTTATTTCGTTTATCAATAGTTGGTTTTAAATTTTTCTTTGCTGCTTCAATATAAGGGTCTGATGCATTATTTAATTCATTAACAAAACCAGGTTCATCACCATACCATATAGGAGACGGAAATATGTCCTCTCTTGATAGTTGTTTTGGAAACATTAATTCTTTTTTTATTTTTTTTTTTTTCATATTTTTCCTATTTATAAGGCCATCCTAAATTCCAAATAACCAAACTATTTCTTTCTCCACTTTTTACTGGACATACTCTATGCCATACAAAACCAGGAAATACAACTAAAGATCCTTTAGGTAATATTTCAGTGCATTTTTTAATATGGGGTTTTTTATTTGGATCTATATTTCTAAAATCAAATTCTAATTCACCACCTTTATATTTTTTTGGATCTGTTAAAGTAACAGTTACAGATAACTTTCTAATTTTGCCGTTTGATGGATCTCCTTGTTTTCTTTGATAAGGTTGATCCCAACCATCACAATGCCAATCATAAAATTGACCTTTGGTATATTTTGTAAACTGACAAGACTCACTAAAGTCCCATTGAAAATTCCAACCAGCACTAGCGTTCGCTTGATGAATATAAGGGTGTATTTCGTTATATATCCATCTGTCACTCATCCAAACAATATCAGAATTTCTTTTCTTTTTTAAATTTTTTGTTTGTTTTGCATTTAGTTTTTTATCACCATATCCACCAGTCACTGCCATTTGATCTTGCAATTGTTTTCCGTAACGAACAATTTCATCACAGATACGTTCTGGAATTGCTGATTTAAAATACCAATAATAATTTGTTAAATTCATATTCTTTCTTTTACCACCATAAAAATAATATATTTTATTATTAACTTATTGTCAATATTAGGTTGGCCACGTTCCTTGTTGCAATAATCTCATTTGAGTTTTTAAATTCCATACACCACTTGCTTTGTTTATTTCTTTTACGACTACAATTCCTGATCCACCTGCTCCACCAGATCCTCTAGTAGTGCCATCATGATTATAACCTCCTCCACCACCGCCACCGCCAGTGTTTGTGCTTCCTGTTGAACCAGTACCACCACTTGTGTTACCACCAGCTGCACCACCACCTGTTCCACCACTGCCTGGAGCTCCATTGCCGTCAGGATTTGGATAATTGTGACCAGCACCAGCTCCACCACCTCCAGCATATACTCCTGAATTAGGTGTTCCTGGAAAAATTGGACTTACATTTAGACCTGATCCACCAGCTCCACCTGTTCCCATAGTTGTACTAGTTGCACCTGCTCCATCAGCTCCACCTCCACCGCCTGAAGTTACAGTTGTTCCACAAGATTTACCTCCAGTGTTACCTTGAGGTGGACTTACGGGAGGTGTATTACCAGCGCCACCAGCAGGACTGCCACCACCTCCTGAACCTCCTGCAACACCAACAGCATTTCCACCGCCGCCACCGCCACCTCCAGCAGCGCTGACCGTAGTAGAATCGTTACCTGTTACAGATGAAACACTTCCACTAGCACCTGGATTATCTGCTGGAGTTCCACAAGGACTTGTTCCTCCTGCTCCTCCACCACCAATTACAACTGGTACAGCTGAACTTCCACTAACAGGCACTTCTACAATTCTTAAACCACCAGCTCCTCCACCACCAGCGTGTGTTCTACCTCCACCTGCTCCACCAGCTACAAGTAAGGTTTGAATTAGTCTAGTTCCTGCTTGTGTACAAACATTTCCTGAAGATGTTTTAACAGTTTGAGTATTACCTCCTTTAGAAGTAATATTTCTTTTACCAATTAATCCGCCGTTGGTTCTTGCCATTTAAGGTCTCCTATTCGGACACCCAAGCTGAACCATTCCAATTATAAACTGTTTTTGGATCTGAAGTGTCGTTTGATTTAGTTGCTTCCCAACCTGTATCGTTGTCAGCGTTGTATTTTGTTTCGTTCCAATCGATTCGATAAATAAAAGCTGTTTCACCTGATCCTCCACTAGTAACTGATGGATATGTAATTGGTGCTTGCCAATCGTCACTTCCATCTAATGTCCATGAAGCATGAGGTTGTACTGTTAAAAATTTATTTTTTGATGCATTGTATATCATACCTATACCTGCATATTGTTTTCTAAAATTATTATTGTATGATGTTTGTTTCCACGTTCCACTACCAAAAAAATTTACACACCATGTTTCACCATCAGCGTGTTCATCTGACGGTACTTCATCATTTGCAACAACTACTACTCTTTTAACAATTAAATGTGTATCAGATGTAAAACCTGTTGGATCTGTTTTTGATTCTAATTCTGCAAAATGTGCCATATTATTTTTTCCTTAGAAGTTTATTTATATTCTATGCTCCATTTATTGTCAACGTTCCTGACGCTGTAAATTTTGCTATTTTATCACCACCTGGATGAGTTGACAATGTTCTTGCAGGTGTTGGACTTCCTGATAAAACAAATGAACTAGGTACTCTAACTACTACAATTCCTGAACCACCATTACCTCCTGCTTTAACTGGACTAGATATATTACCTGCAGCTCCACCGCCACCGCCACCGCCTGTATTAACAGCTCCAGCAGTAGCAACATCTGCTGCAGGTTCTGGTCCACCTGTTGAACCACTACCTCCACCGCCAGCACCACCAGCTCCAGCAGTTCTTTTAGGATCTGGTGCAGGATGAAGATCAAGTACTCTACTTACACCTCCTCCACCACCACCAGCGTAACTTGTATCTGGACCTAAAATTGTATTTGGAGCACCAGCTCCACCAGCACCTCCTGCTGAACCATCTGTAACTGTATTACCTGCAGCAGTAGCACCACCACCTCCACCAGCAGGGTATACTGATCCTGGTCCAGCAGGTGTTGGACCACAATCACCAATAGCTCCTGGATTTCCTTCAGGTGGATCAAAACCTCCTACGTTACCAGCACCAGCTGTACCATTATCTGCATAATCTCCACCACCACCAGATCCTCCAGCTCCTCCACCAGGAGTTCCACCGTATCCACCACCTGTTAAATTGTCACCACCAAAACCAAAACCACCACCAGAGGCAGTTATGGTTGAAAAAACTGAATTACTACCAGCAACAGCTACACCACCTGAAGCACCAGCCCCAACTGTGACTGCGTAATCTCCTGGTCTTAAACTTAATGCTGATGCTCTTAATGGGGATGGTCCAAAACCTGATGCACGATAACCTCCTGCACCTCCACCACCAGCAGCAGCTCTATTAGAGTTACCATTATCACCACCACCGCCACCAGCTACTACTAAAAAATTTACTGATGCGTTTGCTCTTGTTATCCACTCTGAATTTTTTACTTGATCATAAACTTCGTTTAATGTCCATCTACCTGATGCACATTTTGGTGTTGTTTCTTTTATAACAACTATACCTGAACCACCTGCACCGCCAATACCACTGTCGTTTACTTTTGATCCACCACCGCCACCACCAGTGTTAACTGTTCCTGCTTGTCCATCATTTTGATCTGGGCTATGTATACAAGCTGGTCCAGGTGCTCCTGCACCTCCTCCACCTGATCCTCCAGATCCTCCACCAACACCGGGACTTCCATTTCCACCTCCGCCTCCAGCGTAAGTTACCGAACTTCCTGTAATATCATTTGCTGTTCCAGCTCCACCATCACCACCATCATTATCTGCTGCGTTTCCTCCAACTGCACCAGAACCACCGCCACCACCTGATGCTCCTGCGGGCGCTCCTTGACCTCCATTGTTTCCTTGAGGGGGACTTGTAGGAGGAGTGTTTCCTGAACCTATTTTTGGTGCTCCACCTATTTCTCCAGCTCCACCACCAGAACCACCATCATCACCATCTTGATTATATCCACCTGCTCCACCACCTCCAGCTGTAGATG